ATACACATTCCCACCACTATCCGTGGCGATACCATATCCATAATCAGCACTCGTTCCACCTATACTCCTAGCCCATTGAACTGTACCACTTGTGTCATACTTGGCGACGAATGCATCAGTAGAACCTACACTGGTTAATGTCGTACCAGGCGCGAAAGTGACACTACCGTAGTATCTTCCAATCACATACACATTCCCACCACTATCTGTGGCGATATCTCCTCCATAAACATAACTCGGTCCACCTATACTCGTAGCCCACGAGACAGTTGGTAACTCGACGGATAATGTTGATATAGTCGTTCCACCGACCTCGACGTTCGAGGACACACGCGCGTTACCCTCGACGTGGAGGTTACCTACACCAACCTTTCCAGTCGTATAGGAAAGGTCATCCCCGGTGGTTGTCCACGGAGAGGACTCGAAGGGTGTTCCATTCTGGTTGAAGGACCCCGTAAAGTTGATGTTACTGACTTCGAGGTTCGAGGACACGTAGACGTTACCCTCGACGTGGAGGTTAGCGTTGGGTGAACCTGTCGCTACGCCAACGCGTAGATTGGCACCATCCACAACAAGTACATCATTTCCACTCTCGTGTACACGTAATCTTTTTCCGTTTGATTCTGTAATACCGATAGAGACATCACCATCCACATAACTGATATCATCACCCGCGGGTCCCCACGCTGAATCTGTTAATCCCGTGAGTTGACTGCCATCACCGTGAAGACGTGTGGCGTACATTTCACCCGAAACATACATGGTGTATGGGTCAGGTACACTTGAAGCATCTGTACCTATGGCAACGCGAGCATTTTGGCGATCTACGGAGAACGTGGGAGTTACTTCGTCTGTTGTAATATCACCACCTAACATAAGATTACCTCGAACAATCTGAATGTTTGTGTTGGTCGCCATCTATATGTAGCTTATATAAAAAACATCTTTGCAAATGACGAACAGGTCATTTGGAGAGAGTGTGTATTTAGTATCCGAAGGTAGCAGAGTCACCGGCGACACTCGTCACGCCTTGGAGTTTTCCACCTGTGTAGGCTGAAATGTATTCGATAAAGATGGAATAGTTCCCCGCGCCATTTGTGAACGCGTTCGTAGGTTGAATTTGTAATGTCGTGGGCGTGGTGACGATATTCGTCGACCACGGGTTGGTGTTCGTACCCCCGAAAATAGACACTTGACCGAGTGAAATGTTGAGTCCGTCGACGTTACCCGCGCGATTCCCACCACCTATTTCGATAGACATCGTACTCACTTCATCGTTTTGGTCGTCGATCAATTGTGCCATAATTTTTGCACAAAAAACGTGCTGCGTGAACGTCAACGTAATTTTAGAATCGTTTATCGTCGTTCCTTGTACAAACGATGAAGCGTGACTGTATGTCTTTTTATTTACACCACCCATGTGCGTCACGAGACCGCCCTCTATGAAAACGTTCCCGGTAGTGTAAACATTCCCCCTCGCTTCTATGACATTAGAGTGGTTTCCATCATCGATGAATACCGAATCACCTACAGATAACGTGTGTACGGGTGCAGTGTTGATCACCCCGACATTCGATTCGGTAAACAGTTTACCGTACACGTGTACATTCATGGTTTCGGTAGTCGGAGTTATTTCGTATACACTCGCATCACTATTCGTGTACGCCATTACAAGTTTGTTTTCACTTTCATCATAATACACACCAACATTCGAAAACCCATCCGGGCGACGCAAAAGGTGACCTAAATCCTTGTATAAATCGTCGGTCGCTATGTTGTTCGCGCCCAGTTCTACGATAGGATCCGTAAAAAGGGAATTCGTCGTCAAAACTTGATTCACATCGCCGAGGGTCGTGACGTTTCCAGTGACGATGAGGTCTGTGCATGTCACGTTTCCAGACACGACGATGTTCGAATCGACCGTGAGACCTGTCGTCGAGTTGGTAAAGCTTACCGTGTTCGAAAATTCCACCCCACTTTCGGAAATGCCAGCAAGTGTCAATGGAATGTGGGTTCTAAAAAGTTGATGCGTACTCTGATTATAGGCCACGAACGTATTGGTCGCATCGTCCGTACCGACACCCGAAAAATCGGTCGCTAATTCAAGAGGTGTGATGTACACACCACCCGCTTTCGTCGCGTCTATTTTTTCGTTACTCGCATTTATAACGATCGAGTTATCCGCTTGATCTTCCCTACAATTTTTACCGAATCGGAGCTCCGTGGCGCCACCGATTGTACTCAAGTTCTTGGGCATTTAATATAGTACCGCATTTTAATTCGCATACATAAGACCCGCCATACCGTTATTCACCCTGAGAATATTATAGTTTACAGCATATACGGGGTCTATGATCGGTTTAGTCTCACTATGAATTTTAACAGATTCTAACCTGCTAAAATTGAGTGACCCACTGGGTTGAATGGAACTTGTGTTAAGACAAAAGGGGTACAGGAAGCAATCCGGAGACGTTACAAAATTTGTATGATAATAACTCATGATATCAACAAAGTGCGGTTTCGCCCATTTGAATGGGCTTAAATCCGTACCATTTACACTCAATTTAATCTTATTATCGATGGATGTGAGTGTACTCTCGGAGTTGGTATTCGAACCGGCTATGTACTTTACCGGGTGATTAAACGTGAGTTCCTGTGTAAGTTCACCGGAAGGGATACTTTTCTGAACTTGTGTGATGAGAATGTCGTGTTGACGAGATGCCATGATTCCACGTTCTTCGTTATCCAGATAGTAATAATTCGTATACGCTTCGACGTTATAAAGTCCAGCATTCGCCCCCCAATATATACGCAATTCTACGTTATGGTACTGTAGAGCTACCAAGGGGATAGCAGATTGAGGACCTTCGCAGAAGAAGAAGCGAAGAGGGTAAAAGTAAGAACGAGCGCTCGAACCGGGATGAGGTCCGTTGGAACTCTTTGACACATTTTGTGCACACGTATCGATTGCAATCTTCTCGGTGAAATAAACGTCCTGCGAGTCTATGACTTGACCACCTATGAGCAATTCCACCTTGTCGATGATCGTACGCCATTTTTGAATATCTACAGCCTTCGAGTTGTCATCGACGGTGAAATATGTATAGCCGAGCATGTCACCATTACGTTCGAAGCGAATGGTGGACATAGAGTTACCTTTCACAAGTCCCTGGATTGTTTGCTTCTCGAGAGATTGTGAAAAGTTGGAATGCCTCTTAAAGGTCGAAGTGAAAAACGAGATTTCAGGTTCGCCGATGATATGTTCATCTTGTGCACCGATGGCAACCAATTGAACAATGCCGGAGGACATTTATAATACTACGAGGTAAAATTTAAACCTCTTTTAATGCCCTGGAAGGTTTTTGTTCTTACACGTGAACTTGAAAATAAAATAATTGTCGAGTGTACCGAGAAGTGTCTGACCCGTCTGGTCCCGAAGTGTGACGTCAAGCCTGGAAATTTTCCGAATGGGGGTAATATATTGTTGCATGACCGGGTACTCATCCTTGAAATTGAAGCGCCCCGACCCATCATCTAAGATGGTACCGAACGCCCTGTTAAGTGTCGAGCGCGACGACTGACCATTTGGTTCATTGGTCGCGCGCTGAGTGAATTGTGTATCTAATTCTTGAACAGAAATGGAGCACACGTTAGAGGCTGACGAGGGTCGCACTTGAGCTGCGATCAGTTTGACCTGTACGACATTCTCGAGCTCCTGCTGTAAGTGGACGGTGAACGTATTCTTGTTCGCTTGTCCGATCGTGTCAACCAAGATCGTGTGATATTCATGTTCGAGGTCGGGAATTAAAGAATTTGATGTGACAATCGCCATTTATAATAGCTTAGATTAAAACACCACCGATTCCGTCCGAAATTTCATAGCTGGCGGCGTCGCGAACCAACCCCTGGCCACCGCATATACCGACGTTGTCGACGGTGTACGCATCCGAAGTTATTTCAGGGCCCGGGAGACACTCCGACCCACGCTTGAGACCGAAAATGGACCCACCCTGACCAGCAGACGTGATCGATATCGTCTTAGGTTGGTACATGCTTCTCTTGGGCATCATCAGAGAAATGATAGTGAGGAGAAAAAGAACAGCCAGAATTACCTTGAGGGTCATACGATCGGTGTTGTTAAGTTTCATTTACTATCTACTGATATTTTTTTATAAAGTGCGTTAAAGGAAAAAGATTAGTTTCAATATAGATAGTAATGGACGGTGAAATTGTTATCGACAGAAATGACAATTCCGTCGTGAAACTCAGCGATGACGAGATGGCTATGTTCAATGAAATTCAGCTCGATTTTCCCAAACCTCAAGTGATGCGCCGAGCCCCAGAAACCGTGCAGAACACTCGACAAGTCCCTCGTTCGCAGCCTCAACAATATGTCGAAACACAGGAGGATATCGATTCATTCGCGAATCCTAATAAGACGACCGCACCCTCACCTCCCCGCCCCGAAGAACCTATAGATTACGGTGAATACGGGGATGATGAACCTCAGATGGGAAACGACGGCCCGGAATACGGAGGCGGTGGGTTCGCACCTGAGGAGGAAGCTGAGCAACCATCTCCCGGGTACAAGACGATCGATGAAGAGAAGGCGGATCTCGTGAACAAGCTCGGGCGTCTGGAAAAGAAGGGTTTCGCGATTAATAAGCGAATGAACGTGTATTCCAATGTCGAAGACTTGCGGACCGAGGTTAAGCGTATCACGTATAGCATAGACGTGGACAAGTCCGTGAAATTTTCTCGGCGTATGCTCATCGCGTGCGTCACTGGTCTGGAGTTTATGAACAAGCGATACAACCCACTCGACATCCAACTTGACGGTTGGTCGGAGAATATCATGGAAAATGTTGACGATTACGACGAGGTCTTTGAAGAACTGTACGTTAAGTATCGCACGAAGATGCACGTGGCACCCGAAATTAAGCTGATCATGATGCTCGGTGGAAGTGCGATGATGTTCCATCTCACGAATAGTATGTTCAAGCAGGTCATGCCCAATATGAACGATGTGATGAAGCAGAACCCCGATCTCGTTCAGAACATGATGAGTGCCGTACAGACTACTATGGCGAATGGTAAGCAATCCTCGGAACCACAGAACGCGGGTAGCGGCGAAGGGCGCCACGAAATGCGCGGCCCCGGTCTTGACATTTCGAGTCTGATGGGTAACATCATGATGCCACCGACACCTGCCATGAGCACGACGACACTGAACCCGCCTCCCGTGGATGACGACGATGATGATATTTCGGATATCGTTTCCGTTCAGGGTGCGGAGACGGTCGAAGAAGAGAGTGACGTGAAGCAGGTGAAGATGCCCGCGGCGAAATCCAAGCGTGGTGGTGGGCGTAAGAAGAAGGTTGAAATTAATTTATAAACATAGAATAAATGATAGGGTACAGTCCCATTGATTTTGGTGACGAACCATCACCATCACTCCCGCGAAAAGGGGATGATGGGGGTGCGTCTAAAAAGAAACAACAGGCGCCAGCTATCATGGAGGATACCACTGAATGTAATTACGTGGTGATGTTCTTCATAGTAGGCGTGATTGCTCTCGCTGCGATGGATTCCGTTAAGAAGTAGGTATCATGAATGTACCCCGTGACCAAACATCACGTGTTACATTTATTCCGTTCGGTTTAAACGATTTTACAAGATACGAGAGCTGCTTTATACGTCCCATGATCGACAAGGGTGTATATAGGTTCCGTTTCGTTTGTTTCTTCCCATACAATTTGACCATTTTCGTCGAGCACGTCAACCATTTCCTGAACCACAGTTTGTGTATCGTGTTGCGGTATCGGTGTTTTTGATTTAGATTCATTTATCATGAAATACGTTCGTTTTGTACCCGGATAGTATTCCTGTTTTTCCTCTTCTGTGAGAAGATCATACGCATCAACTGTGATTTCCGATAACTTCCTAGTCGATCTAACATCATCTGTGAGCGTTTTATACTTACTCTCACTGATTTCTATATCACCGTGATAGTACGTTATAAGAGCTTTTTCATCTTCTTTAAAATACACGTTCGTTTCATCTACCCGCGTTCTAAACCGTGGAATGGTTTCGTACCTTTCGATATCTATTTCATATGATGCATCCCTTGTGTAATATGTTACATTTGAAAGTTCACGTTTAGGAATTTTCTTGGGACGTCGTGTAGGTTCCGTAAAGTCGCACGTCTGGGTAATCTTAGCGACTGTATAACTCCGAATAATATCATCATCCTGTTTCTGAACGTGACCTAATGCGACATTCGAGGTAGTCAACAGATCTCCAGATTCAAGAGGCCCATTTACATCCGTGACCCACACCCGAGTATCGCCTTTAGTGTCTATGAGTGTATCATAGTCATTCGTATCAGTGACCTTATCTGAAACAATACCGTACCACGACTTATCCATGGCTACATTACTGAGTGTCACGACGGGGGTTCCATCCGCTTTATATGTATCTGTATTTGCACTCACGACGAACCCCGTAATTAATTGATTCCACGCGTTTGACACAGTAGTCTTCGATCTTGGAAGTTCCGTTACAATTTCTTGGACAGCCTTCACGAGGTATGGTGTGAGTTGAGTATAGTCAACCGACGCCACAGTATTCCCCCATATAGAGTAATCCGGATCCTGTGTGGGGTCATCGCTCGGTGGTGGTGTATAGTTATCAACATCACCAGCTTCGTCGGGTACGTTGACGATGTGTCTGAGTTCTGGTGCACTATAATAGATCTCTTGTGCCATGAGACCGGCCTCATACGTCCAATTCTGTTCTGGGTCATTGGTATCCAACTTTTGACGTTTGAGATATTCCTGTGGTTTCAATTTACAAAGACTGATCACAGCGCTCGTGATATAGGTTTCATCATGTTTGACACGATCATCAGATGAAGCACGTATTATTTCACCTGTACTATTGTTATAGTACAATGCGCTTCCACTACCTGTCCGAACGCTATTTGTAGTTACATAAAACGAATTGGCGGGTTGATTGGTTCTACCAGCATAACTCCCAATCGCGATTGCTTGATATCCCTGATTAGTTTGCCCAGCATATCTTCCTATAGCGATTGCTTCAAGCTGCTGTTCTCTATAACCAGATACAGAACCTATGGCAATTCCATTATTTTTCTGGTAATTTTCACCAGCTGATGGTCCTATTGCTATCGCATCGGATCTTTGTTCGAATGCACCCGCATAAGCACCAATAGAAATAGCGGTTGGTGATTGGTTAAATCTACCCGCATTGGTTCCAATTGCGATACAGTCGTAGTACTGATTTTCCGATCCCGCATAAAAGCCTATAGCGACCGAGCGTGTGAACTGATTAGTCGTTCCCGACCCAGTCCCGATAGCGACCGGGTTTCCAGAAATAGACCCCGCTACGTATAAATTTCCTACCGCCATACCCGCATAATTGGACGTTATAGTTTGAGAAGTGTTTTGTGGGTTTGTTTCCGTTTGGTATGTCACGGATTGACCCTGACCAACCGGACAGAGAAGACGTAACCATCCATCATTACCCGGTGCAAATGTATACATGTCACCGTCGGACGGTATGGCACTAGTCAAAGCAGTTGCAGTATTTCCGTCAAAAGTACCCGATGTCCCCCACATAGCCGATGATCCAGCAATTAATCGGAGACCTGCCTGTACCCGCGAATTTGAAGTCCCGGTACGTATGGAGACGAGTTGTCTCGGCTCAGCTGCAAGAGGATTAGTCTCGTATGTCATACCACGTTCACCA